ATTAGAAAATCAGATTCAACATTAGTTTATTTTAAAAGATCTACATTAGATTCTTGGATAAAAAGAAATGCTTCTCATTTATTTAGTTCTACAGTAGAAGCGCTAAACTTTTTGAAATGCAAAAGACATGATTTTTTTCAAGGTGTTAAAAATGTATGGTATGTAGACATGCCTGATTTTGAGAAAGGTAAAGAAATAAAAGCTAACGGTTCAAGTAAAAAAACAACAAGTGAAATGGATGATGAATATCACAACAAATTTAGAGCTCCAAAAACAGAGGGCACTATACAAGAAAACAATTAAAATATTTGGTCCTCCCGGAACAGGTAAAACACACAATTTAATTGAAAGAGTTTTAAAAGGGGCTTTACGAAGAAACATAAACCCAAATAATATTGCTTTTATTTCATTTACTAATAAAGCTGTAAGCACAGCAAGGGATAGGGCTTTATCAGCATTTCCAAAATATACTTTAAAAGATTTTAACAGATTTAAAACATTACATTCTTATTGTAGAAGATACTTTCAAGAAGAAGTATTTGATACTAAGGATTGCATGCTTGATTTTGCATTACAAAATAAAATTATAAGAACGAGTGATAGTAGAGTTGATGATGATAACTTTACTTACAAAGATTGGTCTCTTGCCATTTATGATAAAGCAAGAAATATGATGGAAGATCCTGTTAAAGTTTACAAAAAAGAAACTTATAANAAAGAACCNTTAAATGTTTATCTTAGAAAGATAGACACTTACGAACATTACAAACGATCAGGGGGAGAAAATTCATTTATAGATTTTACAGANATGATNGGTCGTGCCATTGATGAAATAGAATTTCCACCATTAGATATATTAATTTTAGATGAAGCACAGGATTTTACTCCATTACAATGGTCAGTTATTTATAAGATGTGTGACAATGTAAAGCGTATCTATTTNGCAGGAGACGATGANCAAGCTATTTATAGGTGGAATGGAGCAGATCCAAAATACTTTACGACTTACTTTCCAGGTCGCAAGGTGGTTTTACGTAAGACACAAAGGTTTGGAGAGGCAATTTACAATTTTGCTCAAATTATACGTAGAGGTATAGTAGATAGTGAAGATAAGCTATATACCCACAATAACANTCAAAACAACTACGTAAAACGCTATTTAAGCTTCAAAGAAGTGCCTTTTAACGAGCTTAANGGTACTTGGTATGTCCTGGGCCGTATCCATACAACTGTGAACGAATTAAGGGCATCTGCTAAGGATGCAGGGCTATATTATAAGGATAATAAAGGTAACAAATCATTTGATGAAAAACAATGGGAAGCCATAAAAGCATGGACTGCTCTAAATAATGGCAGAAAGATTGGTAAAAAAGCGGCAGAAAACCTGTACAAATATGTGAGGGAAATAAAGGATTCTGATTACAGAACACAAAAATTTTGGTTAAACATACCTGATTACCAAGAGTTTGATTTTAATGATTTAAGAGAATGGGCTGGCTTAGATATGACTGATGAATATCAAAGTAAAGCTTGGTGGTGGATCTTAAAACGTAATTTTAGTCCAAGACANACAATATATTTTATAAGACTACTAAAAAGATATGGACAAGATGCATTNAATAATGAGCCTAATATTTTAATTGATACNATTCATTCTGTTAAGGGTGGAGAAGCAAACAATGTTTTAATCTATTCTAAAGCTAATTGGTTATCTGATTTTAACAACAAAAGTAAATTAGAAAAGTCAGATGAGAGTAGAGTTTATTATACAGGAGTAACTAGAGCTAAAGATACAATCCACTTGCTATCAACAGACTATAAGTATAATTATCCTATCGGAAAAGATTATTTAGTTTATTTAAAGGAAAATGAGCAATAAAACATTTTTTAAACAAGTTGGTGGTAAACATTATAAATTAATGAAAATACAACCATCAGTATTTATAAATAAAAATAATTTACCATTCGCAGAAGGCAATGCAATTAAATATATTTGTAGACATAAATTAAAAGGTAAAAAAGAAGATATATTAAAAGCAATTCATTATTTAGAAATGATTTTAGAAAGAGATTATAATGACTAGTCTGCAGTTATCAATGAATTTTAAAAAACATATTTGGTCATGTCCTAATGAGTATAAAGACTTATCTAAATATCCTGAGATAGCAATTGACTTAGAAACTAGAGATGATGGAATTAATGAAGGCCTTGGCGCAGGTTGGGCAACGAACAAAGGNTATGTNATNGGTTTTGCTGTAGCTGTAGATGGTTGGCAAGCATATTACCCATTTAAACATTTAGGTGGGGGTAACATGATCCCTGTGCAAGTAATAAAATATATGAAAGATGTATGTGCATTACCTTGTACAAAGATATTTCACAATGCCCAGTATGATATTGGTTGGTTAGAAGCTATGGGTATAAAAGTAAATGGTCCAGTCGTAGATACCATGATTGCTGCAGCAGTTATTAATGAGAACAGATGGTCGTTTGCCCTTAACAATTTGGCTAAAGAATATTTAGGCGAGATTAAAGCTGAAACTGATTTGAATGAAGCAGCTAGAGATCATGGGGTTGATCCAAAAGCAGAGATGTGGAAGTTGCCTGCGGAGCATGTTGGGTTTTACGCTGAACAAGATGCACGGCTCACGTACCTTTTGTGGCAAAGATTTAAACACGAAATTAATAAGCAAAGTTTAACTACAATTTGGGAAGTAGAATCTGATTTAGTTACTATTTTAATTAAAATGCGTCAGAAGGGAATACGTGTTGATGTAAATAAAGCAGAAATATTAATTAAAGAATTTCAAGTTAAAGAGAAGTTAGCATTACAAGAAATAAAATTATTAATTGGTAAAGATGTAGATATTTGGGCAGCAAGAAGTATAGCTGAGGTATTTGATAAACTAAAGATTGCTTACCCAAGAACAGAAAAAACAGGAGAACCTTCATTTACACAAAATTGGTTATCTAATTCACCACACAAAATATCAAAATTAATAGTGCGAGCCAGAGAAGTAAATAAATTCCATAGTACTTTTTTAAATTCAATATTAAAATTTGAACACAACGGAAGAATTCATGCTGAGATAAATCAATTAAGATCTGATGATGGTGGAGCTGTATCTGGTAGACTATCTATGTCTAATCCAAATTTACAACAACTACCAGCTAGAAACAAAGAGTTTGGTCCTTTAATTAGAGGTTTATTCTTACCTGAAGAGGGCTATAAATGGGGATCGTTTGATTACTCACAACAAGAACCAAGAATGGTTGTGCATTATGCTGCATCTATCGGTGAAGGTTATGAAGGATCACAAGAGTTGGTTAAGGCTTACGAAAGTGCAACAGCAGACTTTCATCAAACAGTTGCTGATTTAGTTGGAATTGAAAGAACACAAGCTAAAACAATTGGTTTGGGGTTGATGTATGGTATGGGTAAAAACAAATTAGCTATCTCACTAGGTCTATCTAAAGATGAGGCAACAGATTTGATTGGTAAATACAATCGTAAAGTTCCTTTTGTAAAAATGTTATCCGATAGATGTATGGTTAAAGCTCAAGAAGAAGGAGTAATTAGAACTAAAAAAGGTAGAAAGTGTAGATTTGATATGTGGGAACCAATGGATTTTGGTATTCATACACCTGAAACATTTGAAAACGCATCCGCAAAATATGGTGCTAAAAACATTAAACGAGCATTTACTTATAAAGCATTAAATAGATTGATCCAGGGTAGCGCTGCAGATCAAACTAAACAGGCAATTATAAGTTGTCATGAAGCTGGTTACACACCTATTCTACAAGTCCATGATGAATTGTGTTTTAATATCAAAGATGATAATGATGCAAAAAAAATAAAAGAAACCATGGAAAATTGCATGGAATTTAAAGTACCAAGTGTTGTAGATATAAGTATTGGAGATGATTTTGGACAAGCTTCTTAAAACTAGAGATCAATCTTTAAGAACAATTGTACATCCATTATATCAATTATTTCCCACAAGATTAGAATTAAAATATTATGACGAAATAAAAACAGAAGAAACCCAATACGATTTTAAATCAA